ATCCGGTATTGATTCAACGTGCTTGTATCGACTTGAATATACTCTTCGATGTTTAAATCGCTGCCATACAGACCCAAATAATTAAAATTCAATGGATCCAAACCGGGATTTTTAAATAACAAAAGGTTTGCAGTAGCCCCAGAAGTAGCGCTAAACTGTATTGGGTTGGTAAAAAGATTTGGATCGTAATTAGACTGAGTTAAGCTACTAATTCCAGATACACCAGAAAAATATAAAAATTGATTAAATGTTCCAGTTTTACCTTGAAGGGTAAGTTGTCCGTTCCAACTGGTTGACGCACCAGTGTCGATATTTACGTATGTGCCTGAAGAAAAATTTAATGTATTTCCTACATTTAAACCATCAAAGAATAATTTTAAAAATCTAAGATCTCCAGAAATTTTGCTCTGTGAATAATCAAAGAACATACTATTTCCAGTAAAATAAATGGCAGGCGACGATTCAAGCAAGCCTTTGGAGTAGCATGGGCTGGCTGTGCCACCCAAAAACTCCAAAGTAAATGCCTGTGTCGATTTTACATTTATTAACGCACTACTGCTCATTAGCTAGCCAAGTATGAAATTATCTGGGAAGAAGATTTTGCTCTAACGTAAATTGTATTGATGTTGATAACGTCGATGAATATATTTTCGCCGGGGTCTAGTTCATATCCCACTGTCGCTATTCCATCTGAGTTGATGTAGACGATGTCTGTGTTGGCTGAAGATGCCTTTACTTGAACTCCGTTTCCAGTAGTATAGCCAGCGCCATACATGAAAGTGACGCCAGTAGTGGCGGTCATTCTGCCAGAGATGAAGGTTGTGGGTCTAGAAATTCCAATGGTGCTTAGATTATTATTAAGATCTACGATTTCACCATAGATCGCAGTTAAGCCATTGGTAATATTGGTATCGTAAATATTGACTGTACCACACACTCCGACGTTTACAGGATATCCACCAGAATTTCCTTCAACCCGAATGGCAGAGGTAGATCCATAATTTTGAATGTAAATTACAGGATTGATGCTGGCAGTAACTGTAATATCTTGGACGGATACTCGGATGGCGCTACCAGACATTCCAATCGCAGCTCCACCGGATCCAACTAAAGTTGCTTGAATAAAAGAATTTCCATTGTAGCCATATACAGCAATGCTGTCTGTTGTATAACTGCGAGGAATGCCCCCAGTGACCGCTAGGGGAGCTCCGCTGACACCTTGGATATTTACGGTGCCTTGAACGAAGACCGCGTCTCCGGCGCTATTACCGACCACAATGACTGGATTAGTAAAATTAACAATATTGGCAGTGACACCTGATGACAAAGTTACAGGAAATGGTGTGCTGGAAGTGACCAAGGTCGCGCTTCCAGTGTTGCCATATGCCATTTTGAAAACTTGATACTGAGCTCCAGCTACATCATTTGTAGCGATGTTAGCGGTATTTCCTCCAGCAATATTAATAATAAGGTTGTTTGCCATTTATACTCCGAGTCTGAGATATTTAGACTGTGGTAAGTATTGATAAATTTTTAAAGTATGCTATAATATGGTTATGTATCTAGATGAAAAAGCAAAATTAGCCTTTTCAGCCAATGTCATGAAACGAGTCCAAACAACAAAATTGTCTTATATGGATTGTATAATTGAATTAGCTGAAGAAATGAATATTGAGCCAGCCGCTGCTGGAAAACTTTTAACAAAGCCTATTATTGAAAAAATTCAAGAGGAAGCAAAAGAAAAGCATCTTTTAAAAGTTCCAAAAAAGAAAAAGCTCCCTATTGATGATTGACACCCACCATAAATATGGTAGAATAAGCATATCAGGGAATGTCCTCTGATAATTTTTAGGTCCGGGTAGATCCCGGAGAAAGAAAGGTTACACATGAGTTTTGCAGATTTTAAGAAGCGTAGCAAGAATTCGGTTGAGGATCTCAGCAAGAAGCTGGAGAGTCTTAATAGCAAGGAAAGCTACAAGGATGATCGGTTCTGGAAGCCCGGTATTGATGCATCTAAGAACGGCTACGCCGTCATTCGTTTTCTTCCCCCCACCGAGGGCGAAGAGGTTCCCTTTATCAAGATGTACACGCATGCCTTCCGAGGCAAGGGTGGTTGGCTCATTGAGAACTGCCGCACTAGCCTTGGAGAGAAGTGCCCTGTCTGTGAAGCCAACACTGAACTTTGGAACAGTGGCATGGAAGAGGACAAGAATATTGCCCGTGAGCGTAAGCGCAAGCTAAACTACATTAGCAACATTCTTGTTGTCAGTGATCCCTCCAACTCAGAGAATGAGGGCCGAGTGTTTCTCTTTAAGTACGGCACCAAGATCTTTGAAAAAGTTCAGTCTCTGATGAGCCCTGAGTTCAAGGACGAGACCCCGACCGATCCCTTTAATTTCTGGGAGGGTGCTGACTTTAAGCTGAAGATTCGCAATGTTGGTGGTTACGTCAACTACGACCGTAGCGAGTTTGCTGCCCCCGCTCCTCTTATGGGCGGTGACGACAAGAAGCTTGAAGCGCTGTGGAAGAAGCAGTACAAGTTGCAGGAGTTTCTGCATCCGTCTAACTTTAAGTCTTATGACGAGCTAAAGGAGCGGTTCAAGAAGACCGTTGGCGAAGACATTCGCGAGCAGTTTGACGAAGCCTCTGAGCGCACTGTAGAGGATGACTCTACAGTGAGTCAGGTCCCTGCCGAAGACATGGATACGCTGGATTACTTCAAGACGCTTAAGAATAAGCAGGATTGAAGGAGCCCCCGAAAGGGGGCTTTTTTATTGCCTCCAAGTTGGCATATTGCCAATTTGATTAGCCGTGAGGTTAAACAAAGATTGGCTTGCCGCCACTGTGTAATGTTCGCTGTTAAAATCCATTTTAGCTTTGTTTAATTGACCTTGGTAAGACAAAATTTCTTCAATACGCTGAAAGGCTGGTTGAAGTTTATTGATTGTTTGTCTAGACATTTGCTCTTCTTTGGATTTTTGAATATTTGTATCCAGTGCTTTTTTTATATTTTCTTTCTGAAGTATAGATTCAGCAATGGTTATTGCTTCTGGCTGAATATTTTCTTGAGGAGCAATTTTAACATTCATCGGAGATACTTTAGCTTCAACTGACGCAGAAATGTCAGGCTTTAACATTTCAGTAAACTTAGGTGTCTCTTGAGTTAAAAGTTTTGGTAAAACACCTACGGTTGGTTGACTTTGATTTTCTGGTTTTTTTGCTAGTTGTGGAAGTAACTGCATGAGTTTGACTTCTTGCGGCTTCGGAGATTCAATTCTAGATGTCGGAGCAACAGACAGTCCACCCATGCGCGCCGATGCATTTGGACTAGCGTCGGGTACAGGTCGTTTGTTTCCAAGCATTGAATCTTTATTGGTCATTGCAGTCGTTCCCTATTTAAGGTATCTTGTTTCATTTGATTTTCTAGTTCCAGATGTTCATTCAGCATTTGAATATAAATTTCATATTCCCAAGGATACATCTCTTGAATTTCAAAAAGACTCAAACGTTTTGTATTAGTCAAAACAAATAATGTTTTATAATATTCTATTAAATTAAAATACTTCACACTTAGATAAAAAAACGTAAAAAGCCCTCTATTGTAATTGTTTTATCTTCAGTCACAACCGCATAGGTTAATTTTGGACCAGACTTTAAGAACTCTTTTAAAGGGTTTGAGTGTTTTAGGTAAACTTCATCCAAGATTTTTTGAATGTCTTGAGTTTTTAGAATAGAAAGGTCATAACGATGTTTGTCTATTGTTATAGTTTTAACTATTCTGGTAAACAACAAGTTCTCGTCAAGAGAATCTACAGAAATATAATCCATCACTGTAGGTTGTTTTAATTCTAAAATAATATTATCCACAACAACAAGATTTTTTGATACTATTCCGGGTTCAAATTTTATATCATCAATTTTTAAAGCAAAAGAAATCTTTTTATTATCTTCAATGATTAAATCTATTTTTTCTTCAACGCTTTTTCCTCTTATTTGAAGAAACAAATACTCAAAATCAGAAATGTGCAACAGCTCTGGTTTTTTTTCTGAAGAACATGACCGAAGAAGTTCACATAGGTTTTTAACTATAGAGCCTATGCTTTTTTCTTCAGCGATCAAAGATAGTGTTTTTTGATCTTTCATTTTAAATGGAGTGTATGTAACTTCTTTTTTGCTGTTGGGAAGAGTTACTTTATACTCCGGCTCAAGTCCACGCAATTTATTTAAAATTTCATCTATCATAATTTTATCGTATTTCTAATGTATAGTTTCTAAAAGCAAATCTAACTGTTAATTTAAGATATTCATTTGTGGTCATAGTTGATAGTTGTAAGGGAACAATTTCTACAGGAAATACTTCAGTAAAATTGTACACCGCTTTAACATCTCCATTTAAATCTAAAACATTGACCGCCAATGAAGAGTTTTTAATCGATAGATCTAAATTTTGTGGTGTGTCGTAGTATTCGGTTATCCATACTTGTGGTGAACCTGAATTTTGGTAATATAAACTTTTAATCCAAGTTTCAATACCTTCTACAAGTTTCCAGTTTCCAAAAACAGGAAAAGTCATTAGCAGCCCATCTTTGTAATATAATCCGCGGGGACTAGTACGACCTAAACCGGGGCCAGCAAGACCATCTGCTTGAGTGGTCATTGTAACGCTGGGGAATAATACAGTTTCGGCAATATAATTTTTTGGTGTCCTATCTGTAGACAGTTCTGATCCATTTTCATCTGCAAATGGAGCTACGGGGCCGTTGAACGATACATAAAATCTGTTATTTCGTTGTAAGCCACCCGCAGCTGAAATTTTATCTTTTAGCGAAGCAATTGACATATTAACTGCCATGAAATATTTCCTCTTCTGTTAAAATTTTGAATTCAATATCATGTTTTTCACAGAATTTTTGAGCCGCAGTCCATTTAGCTTTGTTAATCTGAAAAACAATTTGATCTCGCTTTGATGCGGATTCTTTTAACTTTACTTGTTTTTTGGGTTTAACTTCAACTAAAATACTCTTTTTTTTATTATTACGTTCAGTCTGAACCAAGAAATCTGGAATATATCGGTGAACTTTTTTGTCAATTGGGTGTACATATGGGATTTCAATTTCCTCAAAAGACCATTTTGTAACACTTATACTTTCATCTAAAAATTTACAAACACGTCGCTCCCAAAGTGAACGACATAGCAATTCGGTCTTTGTACCGACATATTTGTGTCTATTCTTTGGAGTGAATCTAGTTTTATATGCCATTTTCAAAAAATATTTAGGTAAAGAGCATGCTAAATAATTTTTGAAAGAACAATAAATGCCAGATCCCTTAGTATACCCACAACAACCTTATTCAAACGAAATACCTTTTTGGTGTATATTTAAGTGCGCTGAGTATTCTGTAATCAATAAAAACAGAACCAGGCAGTATATTCGTGATAATCCTTTGCTAGAAATATGGCTACCCTTCACCAGTGAGCCTAAGATGCGCTTGGAGCATGAATTTGCTAGCGGAGCCAATCCTGTCGGTCCCGTAGCGAGTATGGCGGGATTAAAAAATACCAGCGGTGGTGATGATTTGTTTCTAGAAAGGCTCTCGGCCCCGGCTGCTGCTTTTTATGAAGCAGCCTTTACGACGGATACATACCGTCGTTTTAGCAATATAACTGAAGCAACTATGACGAGCGAAGCACGCCGTAACTTTTCATTTAAATATTTGTTTGTGCCAAAGAACCCCGCAGAGTCTGAGGCAGTTGACCAAATTGTCAATAGCTTTAAAAACTATTCTTATCCAAAAGTTGTCCCCGAGTTACCCGAAAGAACATTTCCTCAAAATCTTTGGATTATTGACGCATTTTCTAATGGTGACGTAGGTGCAGCGTATCTTACTAATAGCTGGTTAGGTGATCCACTGCCGTGTGTCCTTTCAAGTCTACAAGTTGATAAAGGAGACCCCGCAGATCCAGTATTGAAGGTATTCAAAAACGCAAGAGCTGTTATTACTTTGCTTACCGTAACATTTACAGAATTTGAAACCGGAACCTTTGCTCCAGCCTTCCAAGATGGAGTATTGTTGTCCAAGTCAGAAGTATCTGCATTAGGAGCCGCAGTAGGATGAGTTATTTTCAAAAATTTCCAAATTATACATCAACTATTGAAGGAAAAAATAAAACTTTAGTAGATATTTCATATGCATATGATGCAGATCCATCAGATTATTCTGCAACTCCAGCAACATCATATAAAGCTGATGAAATTGGTGGATTAAGTTTAGAATTATATCAAAATGCTGAAGACTTTTGGGCTTTGATGTTTGCCAATGAACAAATTAATCCGTGGGAAGTGATACCGGAAGAGCCAAGTGCCTACCAAGACCGAAACAGCATCTATTCATCAGCCGTTTTGCGTTTTTCTGGAACTAAAAATAATCCAGAGACTTTTTTAAATTTAAAAGAAGGGGATATTATTATTCCTTGGTTGAATACTTATTCTCCGGGTGTTACCGCAGCAGAATCTATTTTTCCAACAGATCCAGACATCTGGCACGTTCAAAAAGCTTATTCAGATACAAAAAAAGCAAAAATTACTCCCAACCTAAAACCAGGAGGCGATACTGGAGCTCAAGATCTAGCAAATCCGGATATAGTTTCGTTGGGTTACAATTTTTATGTATTAAGAAAAACTAATGGACAGTATGGATTAGTAATCAACCCATATACTACAACGACAGCTTTGACAGTTAATTTAAAAACTTACAAATTTACGGAATCCCCGGTTGAGGCCATAGAAAAAACTACTAAATCTAAAACTTCATATTATGCACAGATTGCCGCATTCAACGATACACCCTTTACAGTTCTTGAAGAAGATGCTCCAAACGCCTCGGCCAGCTTAGATTATAATCAAACTTATAACACTATTCCTGTCAAACAGTACCAGCAAGCAGAATACCAAGAACAGTCACAAGTTGTCTATATACAACAGGCAGCGTTCGGTCGTATTTTAAATAAGTTGATTTAATATGCAAAATCCAATTTCAACTCCGTTTACTTCAATAAAATTATTTTTTGGTAATACTGATGACTCCAGTGATGCCGATGGTATTGAATTATTAACAATTAATACTTTTTGTCAATTTGAAAGAATGGAATTGGAAGAAAGCACCAATAACATTTTCCCAGTTGGAAGTTTAATAGTAAGAGACACTGGTGATATTGTCTCTTATATCGCGCAACGTGAAATTAAAAAAATTAAAGTAGCGTTAAACAATAATGAAAAATTTACTTGGTATATTACTTCTGTAACCTATGTCAACAACATGGCATCAGAAATAGATCAAGCGTTCGTTGCTATTAATTTTACAAATAAACTTTACTACGAATCTCAATATGTTTCATTTTATGATGAACGACAAGATTATGAATTAAATGCAGAAACTGGTGAGCTGGAGCCTGTAGGGGAAGCTTTTCCTGTTTGGGGAATTCAATATCCCTTTGTCACTACTCCAGAACATATTATAAAAACGTACGCAAAGAAAAAAGTTTTTACACCTCCGGAGTTTACCATCACAGACAGTGAAGGTGGTGAAGTTAGTTTAAACGGATGTGGTGTTAATCTTTTTATAAAAAATATAGCTGAACCGACAAACTATGTTTTATTTCGTCCTCGCATCTCGGATGCCATGCGACGAGAACAATTTCAAACTAATATTATTACGTATTTAAATTATCTTTTTACCTATGCTACAGATGAATTTGATCGTCCGTATTATATGTTCTGGACAGATTTTACAAATTGTTTAAATTATAAGTTTTTTGATTTACAAACTGATTTGTTAGCTGACGATTTTAGTTTTGATAAAGAAAATACCGACCCCGGACATATTCAAGCATATGCAATATACGATTCCGCGGACGTAGAGCGAAGTTTAGTAATTGAAGGACAAGAACGACTTTGCAAAAAAATATATGTAATGGTAACAAACCCAGCATATACTATTCATGATAAAAATTACTACTATATTCGTAGTAGCCCAATCTATATGGAAGATACCGAGGGAGTGCCAGCAGGGTCTACCTCAGATATAGAACGCTTAATGTCTCCGTTCTTAAGTGAAAGTGCTAATACTACACTCAGTACTGTTACATCTTATACTATAAATGATTCCCCTGGGTTGACATATTCGCGACGAGTTTCAGCTATAGAAGATTCAAATTTGTATCATTTGCCAGATAAAGGTTTTTTTGGATACAGCAAAGATTATAATGATACTAGATTTAAAATAAATAGCGTAGATGCTACTGCATCTTACGAAAATATTTTAAACAATATTGAAACTACTCCTCTAGGATTGCGGGACTCTTACAACCCGACTTTACCTCAAACTCCATTGTATGCTTTCAATGATAATCCATATATGTGGCAGTTTCAGTATGACATGACAACAACTCACCCGAATATTGAACGAGGATTGAGTGGGTCTACAGTAGTAGTGACAAAGAAAGATTTTTACGAAGAAATATCTGAGATATTAAATTCTACTTCTGGTGGAGAAAATTCATCAGACGTTTCTGACCTTTTAATTGACAACCTACTGGCACAGGTTAGCTTAAATAAAGTTTTAGCAGCCAAGTACGAAGCGATGAAGGAAAAGTCGTTTTACGACAATGAACGCCGCGTACTATTGGAAAAAACAGAAAAAGAAAACTTTGTTGCAAACGTTTTGTGTTGCATTGGAACTGATCTAGCACCTAAAGAAGATTGGTTCTTTGCTAAAATTACCGGATTTATTCAAGATAAACGTCAATTATTTAAAGACAATGGAGAACCCGCTATATATCCTCTTGCTAATGCATGGCTTTATTCTTGGAAAATGCTACAGCCGGGTCCATACATAGCTGGATTTACAGGAGGAAACACAGCAAACATTCCAATAGATGCATCAAACCACAATATGTTCCAAGGATGGACTGCAAGTCAGTGTATAGGTTCTACTGGATCACCTTCCACGCAAGATATTCAGAGTCTTTCTATAAATAAAGGATTTACTGGTATTGAAACTTGGGCTGTGAATCTGAACGAACGCATGAACGCCTTTTACGACGGTAGTGCTCCAGTTTCCCCTTACCGAGGACCAGGATATAATATCAATAATATTGAATCTATTGGATCTTTTTCTGTAAAACCTGTAGGATTTACTGGAACTTTTTACACAGAAGATAATTTGTCAGGAAGCGCCAATCACATTGTTAAAATGTATAAAATTCCTATAAAAAATCTAAGAGATATGGGAGCTGCTACCCCCGCCCCCAATCTTGACAATGAATATGTTTATTATTTTGCTGTAGAAAACGCCGTAGACGGAAGTTGCAATGCCTAAAAGAATTACAATCCTTGGTACAAACGTATTAAAAATACAAGATGGCAATGCTATTGCTAATCGCCCAGAATATCTGTGTGCTAATTCAAAGGTCACAACAGGTCAACGACCCGCACCCGATTCATTGGAAGACTGCTATGATCAATATCCAGAGATTAAAGCTATAGCTATGGCTTTAGGGGTAGGCAATACATATTCCATCACAAGTACCTTTGGTCTTGTTGGGAATACTTCTGGTGTTACTATTTGCGGTAATAGTGGAAGTTCTGGGTTTGGGTCAGCTGGAACCGCAGGCGGATTTACTTTAATATTTGATAACCCAGACAGAGAAGCTCGTTTAGTTGAACAGAAATTCGGAAACACAGCTTGGCTTGGTTGCTTCTGGACCGATCCGTATGCTTCTTTTAGTTATAACTGTCCCCTTGTTGGTGATATGTATGAAACTTATCTTCGGTATAGACTCAGTTCTTCTACGTTCTGGGATACGCATATAAAAACTCCAATACGTCGTCAAGAATTTACAGAATCAGTAGGTGATCTTGTTGAAATTACAGTTGGTGGAGATTTAGCACAAAGACCAGGCGATATAGTATATCTTAAGGCCAACAATGCAACTGGATTGACAACTCTGACCGAAACTGCGCCATCGGAAAGTATCAAAACTGGTTACTATTATGTCCTAAGAGCAAAAAATGTTATTAAAAACGATGGCGGACATACGACTATTTTGTCTCTAAGTAAATTGACCCGTGGTCGTTTTTATCCTCCATATAGCCCAGCCAAGCCATACAGGTCAACTCGTTCACCATTACCTAGACCCTAAATAATAGGAAATGGACAAAGTAGATTTTTCTATTTTATTATTACCTGTAGCCACATCCAGTGAGGAAAAAGATATCGCATTGGTTGCTGGTATGGCTTCGATTGCACAACAAATTCAAAATATAGTATTATCAAATAAGATCGAACGACCATTCGCTCCTGTTGTAGGTGTAGATTTTGATACGCAATCTATAGCTAATAATTTTACAAGAACTTTGTATAATAACAGAATTTATAGTTCTTTGTCTTATTTAATAAGTGGAATTTATAACATCAAATCTTCAATTCAATATTCTGGGGCAGAAATTACAATTACTGTGACCTTTGATTATAAAACTAAATCTTTTAATATTCCAAACAACACAGTAACTCTTATAAAGTACAAACCATGAGCTACGATTA